GCCGTCAATGCACAGATCGACGGCCGAATTGCCATCGATCCTATCCTGTAGGAGTGAGCCATGCCAGTCTACTATCCCGCCAGCCGGGAGTATCAATTTGTTCCGGGTGCCGGCGGCAACCTGGCCGTTACCCAATACGATGCAAACGGAGCACCGCAGGAAAGCCCGGTCCTGCTCGACGTTGGGCAGTACGTGCTAGAACTCATTTTCAAGAACAAGCCAACGCCCCACTCCGGGCTGCGGGGAGGCCCGGGGCTAACCCGGGTAGGCTGTGACTGGAACTTCGCCGCGCAGGTATCGTTCCCGGCTCACCGGATCGGTATCGGAGTGGAGAACGAAGAGCTTGCCGCCCCGTACATCGAAACGATCCTCGGCAGCAGCCGGGGCGTGGCAATCTGTTTCCAGATCGGCGACCCGGTGTTCTGGACCTCGCGGAACTTCGAGCCCCGTTCCTACAGGGGCCGGTCGATGCTCGGCAAGGTACAGGTCACCAACGACGCGAGCGGCGATGACGTGGTTCGGCTAAACGTCATCGGCGGCGGCACGTCGATGCTGTGGACCTACCTGGGCGAGGCGGCCCATCACCCCCTGATCTGGTTCTGACATGGCCGAGGAAGAGCTTCGCGTAGAGCGGGTGACGTGGCCCATCGCCGGGTTCGGCGGTCACCTTGCGCTGAAGTGGCAGTCCTGTTTAACGCTGGGGGGGGAGGGTGTTGACGATTATGGCCTACCGACCGGGGAGCGGCCGACTGGCCCGGAAGACATTCTCGACATCAAGCGGTGGGAGATTGAGCACATCGACCACAACGCCGAGATTCCTATGTCCGGCGGCCGGGGTTCAATCTCCAGGCGGCGGGTGTGCGATGACTTCCGGTTCCAGTGTCTCGTGGACGTTGACACGAAGCCAACCCACGAAGCGGAGAAGCCAGCCAACAACGCCACGGACCAACCTTTCCTTGACGGCCGGCTTGAGGGCAAGCCCAAAGGATACTTCCAAATCGCGGTACGCTTCCACTGCGGCGATCCGTCCTACTGGTCGCGGCCGGACTGGCAGCACATCTCCACACTGGCAACCGATTCCGCCGGGCTGTTCTACTTTTGTCCTGCGGTCATGCTCGAAAACGTGCGGACGATCAACTCCAACGAGGGCGATGACGTGGTTACGTGCGTGGTACGCGGCAGCGGATCGGCACCGCTGGAGCGATGGGTAAACGACACATTCGTTGGGGCCGGGGCGTTTGGAATGGGGGTGTTGTGATGCCCGGTCAAACCAAAACCATCCGCGACAAGAAGACCGGCCGGCTCCGCAAGATGGACCCCTCGGAGGCCGCTCAGTACATGCCCATCGAATCGCCCCCGCTGCCTGGCAAGGAAGAGCTGGACCCGTTCTTGCAAGAGTTCATGGACAAGAACGAGCCGCCACCGTTGCCACCGAAGGGCGAGCCGCCACCGTTGCCAAAAGCACCTCCACCGCTGCCAGCCGCCCCACCGCAGCCACCGCAACCGGAAGAGACTTCGCCCGTGGCCGACGCTGTGACGGGTGCTCAGGCGGGCGCGGGGCTCGGCCCGATGGGCATGGCAGCCGGGGCAGCGATCGGCGGCCTCGGTGGTTTCCTGTTGTCCGAATCATCGAAGGGTGGGGCAATCGGATCATTCGAGGGCGGCACTACTCAGCAAGGCGATGAATCAATGGGCTACCTCCGCGATCTGCTGGCAGTGACCAAGCGGACGGCATCGGTCGGCTTGCCCGTCAAGGATGCCGTCACCACCGTCGCTAAGAATTCGAGGCTCTAATGGCAGACCCAGTCACGATCCAAAGCCTTGACCGCACGGTTCACTGCGGAAACAGCGGGATAGACATCGAGCGCAAGTTCTACATCGAGCCCTATTCGAGCCATACGACTTTCCTCAAAGAGCTTATGGGCTGGGCTGAAGTGAAAGACCTCGCGACCGTCCGCCACCCGCCGGCACGCGATCCGTGGATTCCCAACTGCTATTGCTCGGATGCCCGTGCCGTGTTCTATGATCCGCGCGTGATGACCTCGGGCGGCAACCTGGCTGGCACCAAGAAAAACCCCAACAACACGATCAGAAAGAAAGTGCAAATCAAGGAAAAGCCGGCAGATGGCACGGCGGGGGCGCTGGTTATCGCTCACTACCGGCCGCTGATTACGGCGCTGGCGGGATCATGGGAGGACGAAGGGCAGCAGGAGAATACGAAGCACCCCGAGTTCGACTGGATGGATTACGAGTCGCTGCCAGGTGTCCGGCAAATGCCATGGCCGGAAGGGCTCTACATCATGCACAAGGGGAACGCTTGCCACGTTCCCGATACCATCGGGTTTCCGTTCACCGTGCCGATTACGACGATCACCATCCGCAGGATGTTCGTTGCCGAGATACCGTGGGAAGTGATCGACGGGGCCGCCGGTTGCGTCAACCATCTGGAATGGCCGGCAAACGATGCAGGTGTCACTGGCCGCATTCCCGTTTCGCCTCCACGAACATGCAAGTTCGAGAACGCCCGCGTCATCAACATGATGGACACCGAGGGCAACCGCTGGCATGAAATCGTCTACACGTTCACCCGGATCAACCTCTACTCGAAGTCCCTAATGGCTGCCAACGGCGACGACAACCCGGGGCCGGTCACTTGGAATCACCTCTTTACGCGGCCCTCTTTGTGGGGCTGGCACGGTGCGACGGCGTGGTACGAGTGCTTCAAGGGCAAGGCACGGCCGATCTGGGATGGCCCGTTTGGCATTGACCAACCGGGCGCGGCGGTATTCGACGGCCGGCTGCATCAAGAATGCGACTTCGCGGAGTTGTTCAAGCTATGATCGACTGCCAACTACAGCCGAAGCCAACGCCTCCCGTCTGGGGTCGCATCACAGACTACCATCCGAAGGCCCGGGCGGCCGGCTACCACTGGCCCGACGATCACACCCCGGAAGGCACGGACAATCCGCCCACCGAGGACTTCGATAATCAATACCAGTGGGAGCAAGTCTTCCGAGACGACAACCACCACTGGACGGCCGTAAGCGATCTACACAACAAGTACGAAGCAGACGGGGACTTATACACTTGGGCCACGGCCGGCGAGGGTTCGCGGTGGGACGACGACGACGACTTCCTCTACAGCCCGGCGGTGGAGATCAACGGGCAGAGCGTGGTGATCGGAAGCATCGTCCGGCTCATTCCAAGCCGCGTGATTGTCGAAGGCGAGAACAGCTACACGCATCGCAAGTGGATGTTCTCACGCGAAGAGCTGCGCCCGTTCCGGTTGACGCAAAGCATCGTCAACACCGGCGTTGTGTTCAACGAGAAGACCAAGCTGGACAATGACTCTCTCCAAAGCAAATACTCCACCGCTGATCGGCAAACGACGGTCGAAGGGGAGTGGCTCGACTGGGTACAGGACATCGACAACGCGGTCACGCTCTACGCTCCACACGCGACCGGGTTCAAGACTTGGGACCGATTCCTCAACCACGGCATCGCTTACGGTGGCGCGTTTCTCGAAGACGTGGACAACGTGGCGACCGGCTGGGCGAGATACGAACCGCACGGGACCGCCCTGGACTACGACGACAAGGGAGGCTTTATCTGGCGTGGCGAGTGGCAGATTGTGTCGCTCGAAGCCCGGACCATCGTAGGCGTCACAGCGAAGGCCGACATTGCCCCCGGTGCGGTGGGTGACGTCTACATCAACTACGACGATCCAGGCCACGTACCGCACGCCAGCACGGAAATCATCGAGTGCCACAACGACACGGCCGGCACGATCGCGGAGGGCGAAGAGTTCCAAGTTCACTGGCTGCATAACTTCTATATCTGGCGGCCGTTGAACCGATACCAGAGCTACGCGAAGTTTGCAAAGGTACAAGCCGGATGGGTCGCCAACGCCACCGGGATCGCCTCCCGCGTGGTGCCGTTGAAGCGCTGCCACGCCGATGGCACGGGCGAGACCGGGGCCGCGTTCAACGCTGCCACGATGATAAAGCCGAGCCATGACACCAACCTCGTTGCCGGCGACGTGGTAGAGTATGAGAACATCGAAGAGCCCGTGGGAGCATGTACGCGGGTCATCGTGTCGGACATTTGGGATCGGCCCATCGGTACGGTCCTGTGGGAGAGCGTGAACACGGCGAACATCCGCCGGGGTTGGAGGCTGTGCGACGGTGCTGCCGGGGCTCCCGACCTAAGCGCCAAGTTCATTATGTGCGTCGATGTGGGCGGGGCAGCCGACGAAGACGCGATAACTGACACGGGCGGGTTCAAGCATCACGGCAAAGGCAACCGCCCGGCAGTGGCGGCAGACAACGATCACGACAACCACCTCACGGTACAGGAAACGCCGTTCGATGCCGTGGCCGGGGCGACCGACGTGGTGAACCTGGACAACACAGACTTCACCCCGTGCGAAGTGGTAGACTACGACGAGAATTACGTTCACACTGAAACCGACAACCGGCCTCCCTACTATGTGATGGCGGCAATCCAACGATTCGAGTAGGTGCAAGATGCCAGTCAAGAAAGCGCCGAAGGTCAAGAGCCGCCTGACCGTGCGACCACCGGGGACCAAACCGAAACCCGGCAAGGCGATCCCCCAACAGAAGATCAGCTTCAAGAAGGGGTTCGGCAAGCCGCTTGTGCTGACCGACATTCAGAAGCGCCACGAACAGTTCCTCAGACAGCAACGCGAGGGCAAGGTCAAGGTCACGTCGATCGTCGGCCGCGACCCCCGCACTGGCAGACGCGAGACCTTGCGCGTCAAGTACAAGCGCGGCGTCAAGGTGGCAGCCGAGCGGCAAAAGCAGTTCGCCTTGTTCGGCGAGTTGGAAGTCATCAAGGAAATGTCCGTCACCTCGTCATGGGTCGATATGATCCACCTTGTCAAGTTCCGCAACGAAGCTGCGCTTGCGATCACGTTCCGCGACGGGTTCACTGCTCTCTACCCGACAACGAACATCCGAGACTACGAAGCAATGAGCAGGGCAGCGAGCAAGGGCAAGTACGTTTGGGCAGCGTTGTACCACGGGCGCAAGGGGCGGGGTGCGCCCTACATCGCCATAGGATTCTGACCATGGGCCGCCCGAAGCTACCGATCAACGCCGGGATCGTCCGCAAGCTGGCCGGGCGAATGATGAGCAAGTCCGAAATAGCGGCGATCGTCGGCTGTGACCGCACACTGATTGAGAAGCGTTTTTCCCAAGAGTACGCCTTTGGCCGAGAAACGGGAAAAAAGCGACTCCGCGACAAGCAGCTACAATCGGCCCTCCGCGGCAACGTGACCATGCTGATCTGGCTTGGCAAGCAGTACCTCGGGCAAAGCGACAAGCTCCAAGCAGAAGTATCGGACGGCCGGGAGCCGGCCCCGATCGAATCATTCATGCGCAACCCGGTGCTCTTGGGACGGGCGATGCAGCTAGAAAGGGACATTGCCGATGCAGCCGCCAGCCCTACCCTCGACCTTGGGCCGCCTTGTCTTCCCGGGCTGGAAGTTCCCGAAGCACCTCCAATCCCTCGAATCGGCGGCAATGGAACTGTTCACAAGCCCGGACAAGAATAGGCTTGTCGTCGAAATCCCCGTCCGCCACGGGAAGAGCATCTACTGCTCTCACATCCTGCCCTGCTGGCACATGATGACCTTCCCAAACCGCAACGTGACCGTGGTTTCATACGGCGGGATGTTCGCCTCTGAGTGGTCGAGCCGCAACCGCGACCTTGTACGGGACTGGGGGCCACGCTTGGCCGGGCTCCAACTGCATCCCGAGTTCGCCAGCCGAGCCCACTTCCGGCTTGCCCCGCCGTTCAGGGGTGAGCATCGCGGCCTGGGCATTGGGGGCAGCCTGGCCGGGACCGGAGCCCACCTGATCGTGGCAGACGACCTAATCAAGGAATTCAGCGAGGTCGCCACCGAAGAAGCCCGGGACCGAATCTACATGCGGTTTCACGGGGAGCTACTGAACCGCCTGGAGCCCGGCGGCAAGATTCTGGTGATTATGTCCCGCCGCCACCCAGACGACCTCTCCGGCCGCCTCCTCGACAGCAATACCGAGCTTGCCCCCGAGGACCACTGGCACCGGATCACGTTCCCTGCCCTGTCTGAGAGCGGTGAGGCCCTATGGCCCGAACGCTATCCGGCCGACAAGCTCATGGCGATCCGCCGTGACCTGGAAATCGCCGGCACGCCCTGGGTCTGGCACGGGCTCTACCAGCAAGACGCTCAGCACGCTTTGGAATTGACCGACTGGCCGCCCCACTTCTGGGACAAAATCATGGTTGACCGGGTGCCCGACTTCCAGCCGCGATTCCGGCTAATGTCCCTGGACCCCAGTTGCGGCAAGGATCGCCGCCCGGGCGACTTCGCCGGGCTGCTGGCTGGCGACGTGGACCCAGAGGGTACGCTGTGGATTCACGATCCGCGGCTGCTGCGGGTGCCGCTGCCCACGCTCCAAGCCGAGGCCCTGGCAATGGCCCGGGCGCATCGCGTTGACGCCTTCGCGGTCGAAACCAACGGGTTCCAGGAAATGATTGCCCACGATATGCACCGCGACGATCCGGTCTGCCCGATCTGGGCGTACAACTCAGTGGAAGTCAAAGATGTACGAATCCGACTTTTCCTCACGGGCCTGCTGAGCGCCGGGCGTGTAAAGATTGTCAACACCCCCCATGGGAGGATGCTGAAACAGCAACTTCGCGACTTCCCCTTGGCGAAATATGATGACGGGCCCGATGCACTATCGCTGATGGCCCATCTGTGGCGAGATTTGCGTTGCGGAATCAACCAACAGGCCGCCGGGTCGGTTCCCGTCATTTCTCGATAACCCCACCGTTGCGGATATTTTGGGAATTCCGGCCGGATTCGGTGGATTGACCTTGACGGGGCTGGGGAGACCTGCGAAACTCCCGCTATGCACTACACGAATGACAAAACGACTTCGCTGCTGGCCGGGACATTCTCCGAGGCTTCTGCCTCGTCGTGTGGTGCAAGCCCGGCCGGCAGCTTTTTTGGAGGATCACACAATGAACAAGCACATTGAGCTTCTGCGAAACCCGCCTTGTGACCAGCGGTGGTACGGCCCGGACGCGATCATGGGCCAGGCGGCGGACGAGATCGAGCGGCTGGA